CTCTTGCTTGTATAGGTAATACACATTTATCTATAATCTTGGTTCATAATTATATTCAGTAAAATCTCTTTGGTATATTGAATTTGTTTCTACAAAGTTATTTATTGTTGGATAAATTTTGTTTTTTTGAAGATGTTTCATTCTGTTAATTGGTATAGATAATCTATCAGACAAATCCTTTTGAATAAATCTGTGACCCTGTTCATATTTATAGATACAGTCTATTTTTTCCGATAAAAAATTCTTGTAAACACAGTTTGGTTGTGGATTTTTAATCTGAATATCATTTTTGTTATAGAACCTATGGTCGTACTCTACTGTTATAGGAAAACCAAAATTATTTAAATATTTAGTAAAGTCTAAGTTTCCTTCATCAATAGTAACACCAAAAAAAGATGGATCTTTAAGCATAGAGACGGTTCTGCGATAAGGGTTTCTTACTATAGAAAACTTGAAATATTCATCCCAATATTCTGCATACATTTCTTTTGCTTGACAGGACAACAAATGTTTTTCCTTGTTGTCTATATTCCAATAATCTTTTCCACATATCCAATTTTCTATACTAGTTCCTCCAGTACAAGGTATGTGAATAAAAATACATTTAAACTTGTGATTTATCATGTTGCAGCCTTATGCCCCTTAATCTTCTAAAACATGACTCCAGTATCGGCTATCCTCTTTGTTCTGAAGAGCATCCCAATAAACACAGCGAGCAACATATGACGGAATTTTTAGTTTACCGCAATTTACAACCCAGTGACGCTCCATCTTCTTGTATTTTTCGATACCCTTCTTGCTCTTATTATAAGTAAGATGTTCCATGTTGTAAAGTCTCAATTGATGAACATCTCCACAAAGAACCCTAGCCTCATTTGGGTGAATCATTTCAAGAGCAAAGCTAACCTTAGCCATACCAAGACCCTTGATTCGATTTACGATTTGATCTCGCTTCTTTACATGATACTTTTTTGTGGTAAGATAAAAGTCTTTTGGATTAGCCCAGAATTGAGTCTTAAAATCCCAGATATATTCTGTGCGATTGTTGTGAAGACCAACCCCACTATTAGCAAGTTTATCTCTTAGAGTTTCCTTGTTGTCGATCCATTCATCAAAGTTTTTAATTGCATTATAACCAGAACAATTGCCCTTCCAAGTAGTGTGAACAGAGCAGTAAGCAAACAGGTAACGCCGAAAAATATCATCGGTATTCTGTGGTTGTACACTTTCCCAATACTCCTTATAAGTAATAGTTTTGTCTTTAGGGAAATTAGCAAAAAACTTATCAGCCAATGAGCATGAGTATTCGGTCTTCTTTTCCATTTTTATCTCCAAAGTAGTGTTCGTTTCCAACAACCTCATTGTACCATGCGTTATCGTCCTGTCAAGCCAAAAACTTTAGTCTGCTCTCTGGGAAAAACCCATCTTATTTTCTATCTCCCAATCTAAATTATCGTCAATAATCTTTTTGATTTCTGGATCAATATTAAAACATCTAGTCTCTCTTTGTAGTGGTAATTCTTTTTCTCCATTAAAATTAATGTCGCATTTATCACAAATCTTTTTTGTTTCCGCTTTTGTGTCTGTTAACCAGTTTGTATAATTAACAAAATGACTATGTTTTGCAGTATTTTTAAGACCTTCTACTAGGTACTCACATTTAATTGCTCTTGCTTCAAAGATATTTTTAAACCTTTGTTCGTTAAGATTCCTGTCTTCCATAATTTCTGTTTCAGGTTTTTCATTCGGCTGAACTTTATGGGTAGACCAGTGTTCATTAAGCAAAAAAGATTTCATATTTTCTCTGTTTATTACTGGCACATGATACTTTTTATTGAATAACGAATGAAGCCAATCGTATGGATCTCTAACTAATCCTATAAATAAAATATCTTCTCCTTGATTTTTAATCCTATTCATATAGTCTTGATGAAAGAAAAAGTGCTTCCATCCATACTTTGAAGTATAAGTTTCTTTTCCTGGCAGTTCAGTTAATATCTGAAATAATAGATGAAAATAGTTTGTTCCAGAACATCTTTCTCCGTATAATTGAAAATCTTTAATCATATTCATACGAGCCTTTCTTTACCATGTATAATTTTAACTGTTGGAAATCTTAGTGACACACCACCATTCTGATTTTTTGTTTCTTCAAAGTATTGAACAGTAATTACTGAACCAATTAACTTCTGTGGATTTTTGTAATAATGTTGTCTTTCTTCAATAGTCCAACCACTACCGACTTTTACAGAGTAACCCTTGTGTTCAATATATACAGCAGAAAGCATATCTTCTTCGTGTTCAGCGTTGTTTTTTACATATCTAAATGGCCCAGTTTCAATATCAATAACTTTATATTCATCATCAAAAAACTTCTTTACCTTTAGCAAATCCTTGCTACGCTTACCCTTATAGGTGGTATTTTTTCGTAGCATTACTCCTTCCCAACCATAATCTTCTGCTTTTTTAGTCCATTCAGCAAAATGATCGTCATCTCTAATCTTCTCCATTCCCAGAACACTAAGACATGGACAAGTATTTTCGCTCATCAATACTCTGAGATGGTTGTATCTCTTTATTAGGTTTGTAAAACTGTTCCCAGTATTAAACTCTGATGGACTTAAACAATCAAAGATTTTATAGGAAGGATTCGGAATAGTATGATCCTTCTTATTCAACTGTTTCATTACACCCTGGAAATCTTCTACCCCGTTTTCATCCACAAGGCAAAGTTCTCCATCAAAAACCGTATTAGTAATTCCCAGATCGGCAATCCCATCACCAACAATACGAAGAGTATCAAATATTTTACCAGTCCTGCTATAAAACGTAGTGTTACCCACAGCATCAACAACAGCAATGCAACGTACACCATCCAACTTGCGACTAACATACCATTCATCCTCCCATTTTACATGCTTAGGCTCATACTTATCAGCAAGAGCAACATTAAATTCTGGAATAAGATTAGGAATAGCCTTGTTGATAATCTTATCGCCAGCACGAGTTTTCAAATCCTTGTCAATAATGCAGTAGATAAGCTCTTCGTATTCTGAATACTCATCAATAAAAGTATTAACCGCACCAATAGCATCATGTCCAGTAACATTACGATTCATAAGAGCATTGAGAAGAAAATAAATGCTACCAAAGTCGCGGCCTCTGAGAGTGGACTTTTTCTTTAGATTATCACTTGTGACATTGTATTGCCAGAGTGGGTGATAAGTATACAAAAGAATATTCTTGGTAAATTCTGCCGCTTCTTTTCTTTCTTCTGATGATTTTTCATCAGCAAAACAATAATCTTCAATAATACGTTGCTTATCTAACGTACTACTGGTTGCACGAAGATCACGAACCATACCATACAGATATTCAAAATTAGATTTGTCAGACACTTGTTTTTCTCCAAAAATAAACCGTCAAAGAGTAGGGCGTGTAGGAGTCGAACCTACCTATGAATACCTTATAAGAGTATCGGATGCAACCGGCTTACCTTACGCCCCATTTTGGGGATATATTTCAACCCCCATCGGTCTTTTAGTAAATTCACGCAAGACCGTAGCGGGTTTCTCCCTTTCGACCAGTTGTGCGAACAACACTATAGCCCGATGCCTCAAGCGTTGGACGAATATCGCTGATCGTAGCACGAAGATTTCCAACACCAAACATACTGTGTGCAGAATCCTGACTAAGAGTCTTTCCCTTAACCAGATAATTCATAACACGTTGCTGCTTACTTACTGTTGCTGACATATTCAGTCTCCTAATAAAAATCCTCAATCGAACAAACTTCAGAGTGACCGCCACTCTAAAAGTATTATAGCCGAGATTCGGCAAGTGTCAAGTCTTGTTTTCTTCTGGTAGCCAAAAAATCATGTCGTTTTCTTTTTCATCCCAAGCACATTCCAACTGTCCATTCGCTGCCATCTTAGAAAGCAAAGAGCTTTGTACAAGAGAGATTACTTTGTTCAAGATATTGCAATGTGCATCTTCATTGATTACAAAGAAATTTTCCTCTTCAGTATGTCCAAGACATTCTTCCTCAATAACCTGCTCCATTTGTTTTGGTGTAATGTACTCGAAAACTTCTACTGGGTCTTTCGCACCAAAATCATCGGCAACAACTTTTGCAATCGTACTTCTATATCCACGAATATCTGTGATCGCATATGCTTCATTGTTGTCTTTCATTGTCTTTCTCCAAGTTATGTTTGCCTGCTTCTCTGATTATATCCAATGTGTCTTCTATTGTCAACCCACCGTCTGGGTAAAATTCAGCTGATTATATCTATGCCATTGAGAGTCGTTTAACATCAGACTTTTCGTTTTTCTTGAGTTTGATAATTTTATGCTTAACTTTCCAAACTCCTGTTTCTGGATTCTGAAAATCCCTACCCATATAAATATGAGCAAATCCAGATTGTTTACCTATTCCCCAAGCCCTAATGCCTTTCTCGTCAATATTTTCAACCATGAATTTCCCTCGATACCCCATACCAACAGGCTCCCCTGCATGATAAAAATATGGGCCTCCACTAACCTTAATAACATCTCCCTTTTGCAAGTCCTTCCAATTGAAGTTCTTGATTAGTCGAGTGTTTTTATCTTCTCTAGACTTAGCCTTAAAAGCAAATTGAGTATTGCAATTTTTACATACAAAAGCTCTTGGTCCGCTTGTTGATCCACAATTTGAACAAAGTTTCTGACCTCTTGGCATTTTCTACCTTTCGTTGGTTAGTGTTTTCCTCATTATACATGAGTATCGGCTAGTGTCAAGCATCGACTAAAGAAAAATTTTTAGGATATGTGACGATAAATTCATCGTTATCAAAATACCCAAAAAAACTCATCCCAATTTTTGTTTTTTCAATATCATATAGATCGTCATGATATTTTACATACACATTTACTCTATATCTATTTCCATACACATTAATTATCTTTGTTCTCAAGAAACCATTCGGTTTTTCGATCATAGCAAAAAGTTGCTGTTCAATCATAAATTCATCGTTCATTGGATTTTCTCCATAATAGTTTGATTTGATTGAAGCCTAAACTCAATATCGTATCTATGTGGGCAAGCAAGACCATCATTTACTCTTTGTTTATCAACAACAAAATATCCCATGTCGTCATGTACCAATACACAATTTTCTGGAACATCAACTTTATTTAGAATATTTTCATCATTAACTAGCATATCGCTTGTTATTCCATATGCTGTTTTAGTAGAAATTGTTCTTCCTGTCTCGTGTTTTCTTTGTGTAGTAAAATTCTTAGCCATTATTATCTCCTGTTAGTTCTAACACAATTTTCCTAGCAAGCATAGCCCTTGCAGTTTCACTCTGTAGATTAATTTCCCCTTCTGCTGCTTCCTTCAAGATTTCTTTTATTTTTTCAAGCATCACAAGCAAAGTCCTTTTTTGAAAATTTTAAATCTACTATCTAGCACGACGGTTTGCACGATGCAAAACTCTAATCGTTTCCTTTGCGTTCGCAGCACATATTACTAGTTGTGGTGCTGTTTTGTGTCCGTAATCCATAAACCCAACTGCTCTCTGCTCAGTCGAACAATCTCTACAAATTTGAGGACGATTGAATTCCTGAATAAATTCTGCACGTTCTTGGTCAATCTTAAAGTAACAGTTTATACATCTCATTAGTGTTGCCTCCATGCTTACGATTATAGCATAGGTATCGGCAGAGTCAAGCATTTTCTTTAACGCAATCTTGCTTGTTTAGTTGAGACAAATTTTCCACCATCAATACTGTAGTAGATATTTTTTAGATCAAGAGCATCAAGAATTTTCTGACAGTTTTTGCAGGGTTTGCTTAGAAGTATTCTTCCCTCTCTATTAATACGAAGTACAACAATTGACCAATTAGTACAAATGGTGTTATGCCTATGAAGTAATTTAGAAATAAGATGAGATTCAGCATGTGGATATGGATATTCCTTGTAGGTTCTAATGTTAAACATTTCGCCTATACGAAATGCCTTAGCGTCAAATTTAATAGGATTATTCTGTGCAAAACCAATCATTTTATTATTATCAAATGCAGCCGCATAATGATAGCATCTGATATTTGGATTAGGTTGCCAGTGTTTGTAGGCTTTCTTAATTGTTTTAGCAATGATCTTGTTCATGAATTAAAGATTGTGGAGTTACTCCGTTTTCGCAACGTCTACAAATATCAAAACAAGATAAAGGTTTTGGAAGAACCTCATTATAATCTTGTCGATATAAGTTACCAATAATATTCTCTAGGTTATAGTCCATGCAACAAAGAGAAACATCTCCGTTTGGCATGAGTACATTATGATACAACCTTTCTACGCAATTGCAAGTCCTTGGTTCTTCTCCATGAAAGATAGAGTGAAATCTATCTTTGTAATTCATTAATTCCGGTTTCAATATTGCTTCACCTAAAAGGTTCCCTGCTCTATGCCACATAACAGGAACATCTAATTCTGAACTTTGAAAGATATGAGCAATACTTTCATGAACTTCTTCACCCATAGACATTAGATAAAAATGCTTTATAGAAAAAGCATATTCTCTAAACTTTTCAAGAACTTTTAAATATTTGTCTGTTATTGGATGTTTTGCTAATCTTTCATTGTCTGGTAAATGTAAAGCGAAACCACCATTTGGCATTCCAGCATAAGGAACATCTTTAATTCTTTCTACATCATCTGGACTCATTCCTATTCCAGTAGTAAAAACACTTATCTGATGACCTTTTTCATTAGCGTACAAGAGCATATCTGTACACTCTTTATTTAGCCAAGGTTCAACAAATCCAGCAAATGTAATTCTTACCTCTTCTGGAATTTTGTCCAATAAAAATTTAAAACCGTCAAGTCTCAAATATCTTGTACCAGTATATTTTTTTTCTAGTAGTCTTTGTGGACAAAAAACACAATCAACTATACAGCCTTTCGCTGGAACGCAGGTTGTAATTTCCATAGTCGGCCATTTTGTTGATTTATATTTTAGCATACTAAGTATTTTCCTCTAGATTAAAAAAGAACATATGATGTAGTCTAGAATTTTCTATTGAAGAACCAAAATAATCTGTTGCAGAGTGAATTAGCCCTCCATCAAAAATAACTAATCTATTATACACATTACCTACAGTATCTACTTGCTCATATCTGGTTTTGTCTAGAAAAGTATCGCCAGGAAAAACTTTACTTCCCTCTCCTGCTGCCCAATTGATATCTAGATTATGTCTTCTTCCAGTTTCTTTGTGTTTGAAAAATGTGGTTCCAGATTCAGGAGGAGCATTTGGTGTTAGATAAATAAGAGCAGCATACCTTTGTTCGTCACAATGATAAACTCTATTTGTTCCTGCTGGACACCATTGAAATCTTGCATTTATACCAGGATAATGCCATCCATGTACGCCATTTTCTTTAATTTTTTTTCCCATAATTTCTTCAAAAGATTCTTTTATTCCTTCAAAGAAAAATTGTTTTCTTGTTCTGTGTCCTACAGCACCTTCTCCTGGGAAGTATTTTTGTTTGAAAGCAAAATCCCTAACTGAATCAGGATCTTCATAAAAATTATCTACTATCCAACACCTTGGATTATAAGCTGAATTTACATTAAACCAGTTTGTTCTAATTTCTCCCCAATCTTCTTCGGGTTTTTCAGACCAGATATATCCTGGTAATTCTAGATTATTTTGTACTTCTTCTTTTTTTTCTTCTTTAGGCATATGAAAGCTCTCCCTGGTATTTAAGTATTGCTTCGTCTTTTGCTTTTAATTCCATGTCTATATCAAAATCTAAACCATAAGTCTCAAATGGTTCTTTGGCATAATCGGCATGAGCACGAGGATTATTTCCTTCTTTACTTTCGCTGTAATGAAACAATGGTTTGAATCCATGCCATGTATCGTAACATTTTTTTACAGCAGTTTCTTCATCATAAGAAGGATTGCATTTGTGATGTAGATAGTCGAATGTGATAGGAATATCTGTGGCACTATTGAAGTGTTCAATTAGTTCTTGAACATTCCATCCGCCAGACTTGTCGTCATTCTCAATAACAAGACGATTCCTACAATTAGGATCAAGTCTATTAAAACCTGCCATAAACCTTTCAATAATTTCACTATAGCTTCCCTGTTTGTTATTTATGTGAATATTCATAGGTGCATCATAAGTTGCAGGACAACCTATAATGTCCATGAAACTACTAAAGAAATTAAGTTCATTAATAGTTTTGTCTACTGACTTCTTGTTAGTAGACGCTAATACGTTGAACTGATCTGGATGACAAGAAATTCTCACTCCGGTATCTACAATAGTTTGTTCAATCTTTTCAAACTCGTCATAGATTTCGTCAATGTTTGGAAAATCCACAAGGTCAACATTTGCCGATTCGTATGTGATGAGAGGGAAAATATCACTACTAAGACGATAGACGAGATTATTTCTATCGCAATATCTAATGTGCTCATTGGTTACAACAAGATTATTAAGAATACGGTCGCCTAGAATTTCTAGTGCTTCGTCTCTAGGTAAAGACAAAAAGCGTTTAGCGGTCATAGTTTGAAAACTATAACCTTGTTTTTTGAGTTGAAGACTTATACAACATAGACCATATTTCATTAGTAATACTCAAAACTAGTTGTTGGAGCGTGATAAGGCCACTTTCCGTTACACTTTCCGCCACACTTTGTAGTAACACGATTATCGGCATCTGTCAAGGGAATATCCACAGAAAGTTCTGAAGTTTGTCGATCTTTATATTCATCCAATTTAAAGCATTGACACATAGTATCCATTAGTTTATCTGCATGTAGAGAAAGAATAGCAGAAATATAATTTAGAACTTTTGTGCTTTTGTCGCACAGATCGTCGTCAATATTTTCTGATTCCAGCAAGAGATTGCTTACCATCTCAATATCTTCCGCAAAAGTGTGCAGTCTCATAATTTCATTCTCAAGATCAAATCTATCTTTCATAATCTGTTACTCCTATATCGTAAGGGAATCCGTCTTCATAATCTTCAGTATACTCGCCTTGTGCTTCGTTGTCAAGCCAAGGAATATCATCGTCTGGAAGTTCTTCTAGCATGAGTAATTTTCTCCTGTTTTGGGAAGTTTTTTATAGCCCCTTGTTTCTGAATCATAAAGAGATGGGTCTTTATCATAATGACTCCATGCTTTTTTATGTTTTAGTGCAATCAGTGCCAGTCGGTCTTTTTCGTTCCTATGGTTTATGTAATCAATAAGACTCCATAATTCTTTTACATAATCGAGAAGGGGATTATCTTTGTATTGAGAAAGAATATCGTGTATTTTTTCTTGTCTCACGCAGTAAAATTTTGTTTGTTCTATTGGTATTTTGCTCATAAATTACCATTTGAATTCTTTTGATTCTTTTTCCTTAGCATATTCTTTTTGGTATTCCAACCATTTATAATCCGTAAAATGATTGAATATCTCTGTTGCACATTCTGACAGAGTAACAGTCAACCCACTAACTTTTGGGTCGTCAGTTTTTGTCCAGACACATCTTTCTGTGCCTTTTTCTTTGAGAACTTCGTAGCCGTTTTTAGTTGCCCATTGTTTAAGTTCTTTGAACGTCATACCACCACCAATCTCCTTCATACTTAATATTGTCTTTACCAAAAACTTCTTGTACTGCTTTTGCCACTCCAGGCCAATACTGTGTATTGTGATGATAGTCGTGACCACCTATAATACCATTGTTTTTTACTTTTGGCAACCAAGCATTGATATCATTTTTTACATTCTCATAATCATGTGAAGCATCTATAAAACAAAAATCAATAGTCTGATTTTGAAATTTACTTGCTGCTTCTATAGATGTCATTTTCATTGGTTTGATAATATGTTTTACTGGTTCTATGTTAGACATAAACTTTTCGTATAGTAATTCTTTTTGATATTTATAGTGTTCATCGCTACCTTCCCATGTATCAACACAAATAAACGCAATATTTTTACCAGAATTAATGATTTCAACAGACATAAAAGCTGAAGATTTGCCTTTCCAACTGCCAACTTCTACAAAAATGTTACCATCAGAAGCCTTTTTAACCATTGATTCATAAAATTTCGCGTATGTAAACCAATTTTCTTCAAATTTTCTATCTTCATAAAAATGTTTCATATTTCTTCCTATTTAAAATCTTGTTCAAATCTCAAGATTTCTTCTAGTTCTTCTATTCTATCTTGTAGCTTAACATTAAGTTCTTTAATTTGATGATTTTCAAACCAAAGTTTTTGAAATCTTTCTTGTAGGCTGTCGTAGTCTTTTTGTAGTTGCTTATTATTTAGAGACAATGCAGTATACTCCTTAATAGTCATATGTTCTCCATTCTAAATTAATCGAGTCTTTTACCACAAGTTCTTTTGAGTAGTAAAGTTCTTTCTTTATTCCCCTTTTTTTGTAGTAATGCCATTCTAAAATAACCATTTCATCATAAGCAGAAATATAATGAGGAGGATCGTAACTAAACTTCAGATAAAGCTCCTCTGCTGCATTAATAGTTTCTTCTGGAGGTTTAATTGGACAATCTTTAAATAGTGGCTTATCTGGCATATCTCTAATTAGCCAAAACGGGTCTTTACCCTTTTCATTCAGAATTTGTTTTTTCATGATCTAATAAATATTCTATAGCTTTGAATAAAATTTCTACATCTTCATTAAAACAACCTATTGCTCTATTGCAATTGTGACACAAAAAATCTCTAAATTTTTTCGTTTTGTGGTTGTGGTCGAGGGCAAATGGACTAGATTTTTTTCCTCCTACACCGATTAAAGAATCTTCGTCTTTGCCACATATTGGACATATATGATCTGGTTTTGCACAACCGTATTTTTCTCTTAGTATTTTTCTTTCTTTGACTAGTATAGCGTTACACTTTTTACATTCTGGTCTAAGGTATTTGCCGCCACTGGATGGAGAAAAATTATGATCTTCTAGTATTTGATTGCATTTACTGCACTTCTTCATACGTCTCTATCTTTTGTTGATTGTTTTAGACCAGGCATAAAAGTTCTAAGTTCTAAAAAACCATTGTTGATGATAATATAACTACAGTTCTCCTCTGTCCAACAACCACAATTACCATATTCTACCATGTCTTCAAGAGTTGTCAACAAGGCAGGTTTATGTAAATGACCTATAATTATAGAGTCGTAATTATTTTTTTTGGCAAACTTTATTGCGTTTGCAACAGTATTATCCGTTACCCTAGTTAAAGTTTTGCTGTGTCTCTTTATCATCCCACTGTAATAGTAGTTGTTATCCATCCTTCTGTCAAACAACTGAATCAATCTGTAAATATTATCAGCAAATTTAGTGAGAATAGGTCTTTTGGTAATTATTTTGTCGAACCTATCACCATGAGTAATATAAATCTTTCGATCCGTCTGGATTACATAATCCAAAGTAAACTTTGCTCCTATTAAATGAGCAATAGGTTCGCACTGATAATCATGGTTTCCGCTTATCCAGATTATTTTTGTGTGTTTAGAAATTTGCCTTAGTTTTTTAAGAACTTGCCAGTGAGATTTTTT